ACCTGTTCCAGCAACAGCAGCTAGTCTATTAAAATCAACTTCAACACCCATTGCTCGAAGTTCAGAGAACCGTTCTAGTGCTCCTTCAAAATTACCAACTATACCGTCAGCTAATGCTTCGGTTCTATCCAATCCAACACCAATACGTTGTGCGTTTGCTGCTGCCTGTGCTAGAGCTGCTGCATACTTGGTACCAGCTATTGCAACTAAATTTGCATTTTTTGCTGCGAATTCTAGTGCGTTTGCTGCCGTTAAACCTGCTGCTCTAAATTGCCCAATAAATGTATTTTTGGTTGCTTCCCCACCAACTACTAAAAATGAACGTTGTGCTTGTAAGAAAGTAGCGGAACTTATACCTAATGCTTTGGAAGCTTGTGCTATCTTTTGAGCTTCACCTCTTGTTAATATACCACCAAATTCTCTTTGAAATGCATTTATCGCATCAACACTTTCTTGAAAGGTTAGTGGTGGACCACCAGAAAAAAATGAAGTAATTTGGTTAGTAAATGCACCTACACCAACATTTAAAGCGGACCCAAATGTTGTACCTACTTGTTTTTGTAATCCAAAAACTGCTGTCCGTAATTGTGTAAATGCTTGTCCTACACTAAACAACGCAGTTCTAGTATAAAGGAATGCCGTCCCTACAGTACCCATTCCCTTTCTAACGTTATTAAATTCATTAGTAGTATTTGCCAAAGTATTTTGCATACTTTGTAATCTTGCAGCGAATGTATTAAAATTAGAACCAACTCTTATTGCATTTTTATTAAATAATGCTATTGCAGTTTGGTCAGTAACTTTTATACCATCAAATAAACCATTGAGAAGAACCGTTCCTCGTTTAAAAGCTTGACCAAGTGTTGCTGCATCTCTTCGCATTCTACCTATATCATTACCAGCAGCTTCAAGTTCTTCCTGTGTTAAATTTGCAGTCTTTTTTATTTTTTCGTTTATGGCATTCATAGTGGTAGCAAACTTTTTTGCTTCGCTAGCCACATTATTTAATTCAGAAGTAAGTCCATCCGCTGCTAGACTTGCTTTTTCCATATTAGGATCTACAGCCATCTATTATCTCATTTACGAGGTGATCGTTTCGTAGCCTTTTCTATTTCTTCATTTGCTTTTTCTACTGCGTCATTCATTTCCTTCAAATAGAAGCCGCGCAAGAACACTGGCATATTATATAAATCTTGAAAGGTAAATCCACCTTTTCCATGATACACCATAGAAAAGATGACCTTGTGCATGTTCAACCTATATTCTTGCGTCAGGCCAAAAAAAGTCCGTGCCGATTGTGATTGGTAGTGTACTTTCGTGATTACAACTTTCGCAAGTATGTGATACTTCAAACTTTACGTCTGGTGTCACCGACTTGTAGAATTCACGAAGTGCTCGTGTATCTGCAACCAACATATTTTCTACCGTTTCACGAATAGTTTTTTGGTCAGATGCCCCATCCACTTCGGCAATAATATAACGTAGTCTGGTTGATACTTCTGGATCTATATTGGACTTTATTTTTTTCATAGCGTCCAATTCTTTTTGAATTTCTTTTTCAATCTTACGGGTAAGTAATCTTACTTTAATAGTTTTCTTACTAGCTGGTAATGTTACTGACAAATTACGTTCCGATACTTCTTTTGTTTCTAATTGTGATAAGTCTATATCCAACTCTTCTCTATTTGAACATGATGGACATGTTGCTGTAACTGGATAATCTTTTCCATATCCCATAATACGACTTGCTACCATTACCGCGTTAATATCACCCAAAAGTAAATCTTCACCGTGTACACCTTTTGTAACAATAAGACTATCGATTAACTTATCTAATACAACACCCTTTTGAATGAGGTTTTGTGAAGTTAAAATATCCTCTTCTTTTGCAGTCATATATTTTAATTCTATTTGACCACTACTGAGTGGACTACCTTCTGGATAAAACTTACCCTTACTTGGTAAATCGATTACTTCGGTAGGGAATGAAACATTTGACATAAAATAACTCCTTGGGTTGTAAATACTTGTATATAAATATCAATCTTCTATATTTTCATCGGTAAAATGGGTATTATATACCGAACTAATTCTGCGGACAAACTCCCTAAAAAATGATTTATTACTATCAGGAGTGACCAATGCTCCGTCCACAATAAGGTCTGCGACCTGTTGTTTCTCTTTGAGAATGTCCCGCATATATTCGTCTATGGTGTCCTCGCATAACATATAATAGGCTTGGACTTGGGAGGTTTGACCGATACGATGGGTTCTGTCCTCTGCTTGTTCGTGGTTTGCAGGAACCCAATCACAGTTGAGAAATACTACGGTATCTATGACTTTCTGTAATCCGTCGATACCCATACCCGCCGCCAAGAGACTAAAACATCCGATTTTAGCTTTTCCGCTGGTTAATCTATCAATACTTTCCTGCCGTTTATCTCTGTTCATATCACCCGTCAAGAGGGCGGCTTTGTCCCCATAATGTTCCGTCAGGAAACGAAGGGGGCCAAGATAGTTACTGAATATCAAGATTGACCTGTCGTTATCCAAGAACTCGTCAATCATTTCCATTAATCGTGGCATTTTCTTTTGGATAAGGAATGCTTGGAGTTTTGGCATATGGGTGACCGAGGGTTTACCGTCCATTTTCCATTTACCAAAGACTTCTTTGAGTAGTTCTTGATATTCCTTTTTTTCTTCTTTGGTAAGTTCTACATACAGGTCATTTCGTTGCTTTGGTGGGAGTTCTGTAAGCACCTCACTTTTCTTTCTACGGATGACCAAATCTTTTGTACGGTCATGCAAGTCTTGGAGATTTCGTGGAGCATCACCTTTCCATCCACCATAGCGTTCGACGAAATGGTAAAAGTTATTAAATCGTTCTTTATCTAAAAAGTTTAATAAACTAAATGCTTCGATTGGACGAGACATTACTGGTGTTCCCGTTAAGAAGATAGAATACTTGGTTTTAATCCCAGGATACTTTCGTCTTTCTTTCCACGACCCCAAGATACTTTTTGCTCTGATGGTTTGTCTATTCTTTAAGTAAGTTGCTTCATCACACACCAAGAGGTCAAACTTTTGTTCACGAAGTGATTTACTAATCTTAGCCACCGCATCATAATGCACGATGTGGAACTGATTATCCAACTCTCCGTAATAATGTTTACTATCCCAAATGGTAGATTTCTTACCAGTAAACTTTTTGATTTCACGTTGCCAGTTGACTACAACAGATAATGGACAGACAATAAGTGTTTTGAGATTGTGATGTTGTGCATATCCAATCGCTTGTGCCGTCTTACCCAAGCCAGGTGCGTCTGCAATCAAACAACGACCACCTGCTCTATCCACGAACTGTACACCAACTTTCTGATATGGATACAGATTGAGTTGCATCCCCTTGATTTGGAAGTCTGTATCTTCTTGACTACGGATTTCGTCGAGGTCTTGTCTACGAGATTTAAGTTCCTCAACTTTATCTAATACTTTCTTATCACACTTAATATTGGTGAATATCGTAAATAGTTTTGGAAGATGCACAACTGGAAACTCCCAATGCTTCTCATCGTTGTTCCATTTGCGACCATCAATTTCATACTTAAACTTTGCCAACATCACTTTGTCGTATGGCATAATGATTGCAGCGGTTTTATTATCAACTAATAACACCTCTACCTTATCACTTGATTGCTTGGGTAAATCTTTATATGAGATAGTTGGATTGTTCGTTCTGGGAAGGTCAAGTTCACTAATATCTTCGTTCATCAAGGTTTTTGCTGCTGCAATTCTCCATTGCTCAGGTAAACCATCTTGACCAGACATCCATTCCAAATACGAAGGAACACTCCTTGCAACGTGTGCTAAGGAGTGCCCTTTGAACCTACCCCACGTAAATATTACGTGTTCAGCCGACTTGTGTATTTCCATCTGTTGGAACTTTAATGTATTTCATTGTTTCCATATCTAATCGCCATCCGTCTTGTGGGCTTAAACCCATCATTAACATTAG